ATGGTAAGTGATGCTCTTGAACAGCGGATTTATGAACTGGTAAGAAGCCATGATGGAATTTACCTCTTTAAGAAAAAAGAACTGACACCGTCAACAGATTTGGATTCAGATTTACGGTTGGAAGATGATGAAGCACTGGCATTGATGGATGATTTTTTTACGACATTCAATGTAGATAAAGGGAATTTCTCGATCACAACATACTATCCGCCAGAACCACCGCTAAAGCATTTGCTTAATCCGTTTCGCAAAAACGATATTCCTCAGGTGCCGGAGTTCACGATAGGTATGCTCATTGCGTCTGCCAGGTCTGGTCGCTGGTTGTATGACTGATTCACGCTGGGGGGCTGCTTTTCGCCCTCTGCTATTCTAATGCGCATAATGTATATTATGTTAAATGGTGGGCGGAAACACGTAAGCCGCTTGTAATCTACGTTAAGACGGAGAAAACCTTCTCTCCCATGCCTTTTATCGTATATGTAGTTCACTTCTAATGCAACTACAAACAAGCGACCAACATCACACACCCACCCTTTTCATTTCATCATCCCTTTTATCAAGCACATACGGGCATTAATTGATCCGTTTCGATCACTCAACAGATCGCGTTACCGCTTCATATGTCCGTTCGCAGACTCTCCCGGCGCTTGCTGCTGCATCAGCATACTTAGCGATTTCTCCCGCGCGGCGGTCAGACTCTTCGTACAGGTCGGCAAACAAACTTGCGGTCTCGGCGGCTGTCTGCCTTCTGGCGGCATCTGCGGAAACGCGGCTTGTCTCACTGGCTGCGAGTTCACGCCTGATACTGGCAATCTTTCTGCGCAACCTGTCAGCAGCATCATTAGCAGTAATGGCATCAGCCAGGGCTTTTTGTTTTTCCTGTTCAGCATGATTGATAATTTCCTGTGTTTTTTTCTGACGACGCAATTCTTCATTACGCTGTTTCTTTTCTTGCTCCAGTTGTGCAGATTTATCAGCAATGTCTCGCTCAGACCATTTCTGTTTCCAGTCTTTTCGCTCCGATTGTGAACCAGTTTCATAACCTCGTTGATAAATCACATAACCCGTGCCACACAAGATCGACGCAACCAAAAAAACAGCTATCACCGTGTATCCGGTTTTCATTTGTCTAAACCCCAGCATGTTAATTCAGATTCCTGGTCTCGCCTGATGACCTGACCAAAGCAATTATTTTCACGGATACGACAATCACGACCAGCATCATGAACCCAACGTTTTATTTCGGCACATGCCCCAAGTCTATCCCCGGCATTTAGCTTTTTATAAAACGTCGATGTAAAACACTTACCGGGGCCAATATTCCACGGACAAAACGAAGCAATACCAACTTTCTGCGGTTCTGTTAATGGCACATGAACATTTTTATCAACCCATGCCAGTGCTTTAGCCTGTTCAGCCCTGTCTATTTTGTCGCACTGTTCACGCGTTAATTTCATTCCTTTGATTACCGGCTTTCCATCAACATAAGTCACACCACCGCAAATAGTCCAGATTCCCCGGCTTTTGTCCTGGTATGCTACAAGGCTGGTGCCTTCTTTTTCATGCTGAAATTGAGCCATTATTACCGGGGCACTGGCCCCGGCTGCAATAAGAGCCAGCATAGCCACACTAAGTTTGCTTTTATTCACAATTGATATTCCTGGATGTTGAACGTAAAAACTTTTTGTGCTCGTAATACCAGTTGACAAAAAAAGTCCCTATGGTGCAAAAAATACCCGTTAATACCGCCCATTCATTCAGTGATAACATTGCCATTGCGACAGTAATCACCCCTACACGATATTTAATCCAGTCCCAAAACTTAAATACACCCAATGCTAGAGCCATCAATAAAACTGCTACAACGGCTAATTTTCCAGATGGTAATGCTGCCTTAATTTGTTTAACAATCCTCACTTATTCACTCTCCACTTCGTCATAAAAGAAAAGTCCAAAGCCACCAGCAAAAGCATTCACATCGCCAAAGGGCTCATTAGGGCGTAAACGAGCAACACCAACAGCACCAGCACCGGCATAACCCGGCATTTTCCCGCTGAGTTTGTGCCATACTCCCGGACGCAAGCATATTTGTGACAGTGTAACTGTCATGTCTGCATCTGAAATTTCCAGCCACCATAGCTTTGTGGTGGTAGCAAAGAACAAACGCATGTTTAAAACCACGCCATTTAATGAGGATGTAAATTCCTGGTCTGCGATGGATGGTATGATGTTGATTTCATAGTAAGCAGGTTGCATCACAAGCCCCCAAATACACGCCGCATCTTCTCAAGTGCATAAATTTTTTGAGGTTCTTTTTTTTCATTGACTGGTGTCGCACTTTTCTTGCCAGCGGCTATTGTCCCCTTCCCTGCCGGATTGGAAGTTTTTGCCTGTGCTGATTTATTGCGCGAACGCTGGAAGGTAACTGTTTCGACTTTTTGTGCGGTGAGTTTGATGTTGTAGCAATTCTTCTTAGGTACAGCTTCTATGCTAAGCGATTGAATGACGCTTTGCGGCATCGCCATAAATGATGTGTATACCGAAACAAATTCCTTGAGTTCGTATGCCGCCATGATTTGCTGTGCCTGATTCATGGCCAGAATCATGTTCTGATTCGTGTAGAGAAACCCATATGTGTACGGAAAATCAGCGCCAGTAATGATGCCCTCGAATGTCACAATCTTTGGATCGTCTACTGTGCCATCAGAAATTTTATAGCCTGTTTCTATTTTCCCCTGGGCTATGGTGCGCTTGGCTTCAAATCCCTCTCTGGTTTTTAATCTTAGTGACACTGTAACGCCGGATTCAAACACTATCACTGCGCGTTGGTCTCGCGGTGCCGTAATCGCCCCATCCATACCGTCAGCCATGAAAACCCCATAAAAAAATCCCCTACGTGGAGGGGATTTTCACACCTTATCGGCGCGGGTTACATGGTGTGACCGCTGGCGGCTACTCTGCTTTTTTCGCCTCTATTTCTTCACAGATTCGGCGTAGATACTCGTTGTTTTTGAACGTGACCATGACAAACTCAAATGGTACTCGCATAACGATAGCGGCAATTATCCAGCCAATCATTTGCATACCATTTGTACCGCCTGTCTTAACTGCCATAACGATACAAAATATGACCAGCAACAGATAGACAATTGATAGTATTTTTGGTGTTATCAATTGGTCAAACTTAAAAAAATCCATGTCATCACCTACAATGCTCCAGTTGATTCAGCTATGTTACCAGATAAACCATTGTAGATCGCACCTGGATTATCTAAATTATTTACAGTTTCAGCGGCTTCTTTCGCACTGCCTACATGAATATGAGTTTCCCTATTCCCGCTATTATTATTGTTAACAATTGTACCTGCTTTTGATGTTTCCATTAGTTCTTCTGATGAATTTACGTTATCTTCACCTAAGAACATGTTGAGAAAGTTCTCTACACCATTAAGTGGGTTAAAGTCATTCCCCCTTTCTTTTAAGAAATCACCAGCATTTCCAAATAAGTTGTAGAAGTTAAATAATTCGCTAAAAGTGCTTTTTTGAACAGGAACATTATCACTACTACTGCCATCGTTATTTACATTATTAGCCGCTTCATCTGATGCGCCACTTAATGCCCTAAGCATTTTCATTATTGCAGGGTAACGCTTCTCGAAAGCATCAAAACTACCAAACAGACTATCAAAAATTGTCCCGCCTTCCCCATTCAGCCAGGCTTTCCATTCTACAAACGCCTCATAAACTATCCATACCGCTGCACCAATGGCAAGGAAAGGCCAAAGAGCCGCCATTACAGGAATAGCCAATGCAGTAAATGCTGCACCTACAGCGCCAAGAATGCCAATGAGTATGGCGGTTTTACTTTCATCAGCTAAGGTAGACCAAAACTCCGCAACTTCTTTTTCAGCGCTACGAGCCAACGGGATAAGCGTATTAGCCGCCCAATCCGTAAATTTTTGCCACTCGCCGCCGATGGTTGCCTGAGCTAAGAATGCTTGCCAGTCGTTTTTCATGACTGTCATTGTCTGCCCCCACGTCCAGCCCTGTTTTTTCAGTAAATCAAGGTTAGTTGCAGCCATTTTTTGAAACGCTTTAATCATTATCTCTGACGTTAATTTCCCTGCCTGCGACATTTCCCGCAAGCCTTTAACATCAGTGCCGAATGCCTCAGCTACTTTCGGTGCCATTGTCCCTATTGCTTCCATAAACGAGCGAAACTCATCGCCACCGAAGCGGTCAGAAGAGAATGCCTGCCCCATCTGATACAACGCGTCATTGATTGTGTGAGTTTCTGCTCCGCCAAGCTGGAGAGCACCTACAAGCCCCTGAGTAGCCTTTATCGTCTCTTCCTGTGATAAACCTAGCTTTTGGGTAGCTGTCGCCATGTTGGTATAGGTGGATATAAACGCCCCGCTATCGCTTTTAACATCACTTGCCGCTGCGTTAAGAGCAAAAAAAGCATCTTTTGCGTCTCCGGTAGTCTGAGCCAGACGCGCAATTTGAGCCTGTTGGCGCTGGATAGAGTCAAGGCTTTCTGCCAGCGCATTACCTGCCGCAATGATGCCAGCCGTTAGCCCCGCTCCCGCCAGCATGTTATCTACGCCAAACGGGTTACGAGTCGCTTTCTCAACACCTTCTGCAACAGGTTTCTTTTTTGCCTCCAGTGGTTCACCAGAAAAGCGAGATGGAGAAAAGTCCATATCCGCAAACGGGCCACGCCTTAGTGATTGTGGGTCAAGCAGCCCACCAGCACGACCAGCAGACCAGCCAGAAGCGCCCGAAGGTGGGACGTTGAAGCCACCGCCAGAGCGACCGGTTCCGGGTGGCGGAAGAAAACCGCCAAACTCGTTATTATGCGGCAGTCGGTAGAGATTGCTGGCAGGAATGCTTATTTTTTCTGTAATGCCGCTTGCCGTTCCCTCTACGGCTGCGCGAGCGACCTTCTGAGCCTCTTTTCTTACTGTATCTGCTAACGGCGTCCTGCTAACCAGATTTGCGCCTGTAGCGGCTATTGTAGCCACTGCTGCCGTTGTTGCTGCCGATGGCATGCTGGCGGTGCTGGTTGGCGCGTATGGGCTGGCAGGTTTCAGGTTGTTAACGCGCTTAATAGCGGCGTCAAGCTGGTTCACTTTGGCAATTGCTCGCTCTATGGCTGCATCAAAGCTGTTTAATCCCTCCAGTTCGGGGATTACATCAATTTTCGTTACGAGATCGGCTGACTGGTCTGTCATTTTTTCACCTTACTAAGCGCGTGCTGAACCGCGTTATCAAACTGGATAACGGCGGAAGCTCTCATAATGGAATCGAAAGAGGCGCGGCCTGATACAACATCGCCGTATCTAATCAGGCCGCTTTCAATCACTCGCCAGATGACGAGTTCTGTACGGACGGTTCGGTCAAGGTTTTCAGCAAGGCGTTGAACAGTTGCCGCATGGCTCCCTGCATTGTTGCCGCTGTGTCCAGTCCAATATTTTTTTTTAACCCTGCTGTTACCGGAAGAATGGACAATTTCAGGCACTCAAGCGCCACCAGATAGACATCAGCTATATTCGCTGCGGTGAAATTGGTGTTCACTGCATCCCAGGAATCCAGAAACTCGCCGTTATCCACCAGTTGGGCGCGGGATTTCGAAAGTAGCGTAAACAACAACTCGTCGTGGTCTTCACGATTGAGCATTCCGAAGATTTTCGACGACATGGACAGGATGCTTTCAACCTGGCTGATACCATGCTTCGCCAGAATCTCAGCCACACGCAGGTTGAAGTGAATAGCATCAAAGGCACTCATGCGAATGATGCAGTATTTTTTGCCGTTAATTTCAACGTGTTTAATTGAATCATCCATTGGTTAAATTCACCCCAAGAATCGTTGAATCAAGCTCACCCGTCAGGAGTTTCCATTCCAGCGTTTGCGCTCCTGCGCCGTTATTTGCACCATCAGACGGCTGACGGGCAAACATCGCATAGCCCAGCCGGTGCACGGAGAGATTGCGCGTATTGGTTACGGTTACAGGGATAACGGCCTTTGTTTTTTGCATCAGCGCCAGCGCGGTATTTACCGGGGAGTTACGCTGTGTGGTGAATGTTACTGAGCCTTCCTCGCTAGGATTCTCAATAAATGACCAGTCACCGCCAATGCCAGATGAAACAGTAATCTGGTCATCCGGCACTTCAACAATGATATTGCTGTCTTTCGCCAGGCCAATTACCGGGACAACGCCTACGGTAATCAGCCAGTCTTTTGAGGACATATTGCCTAAGTACATAATTAAATTCCGTAAGTCATTGCCGAACCAATAGCATCAACATGCTTAATGGCATAGCGAAGATAAAATTTGAATTTAACGGTCAGATCGCCTTTGATACGTTGAGTCGCGCTGACTTCTGCCATTGTTGGGCGGACTACTTCAAAACCACGAATCAGATCGCCATTTTCATCAGTGAAATTCTCAATGATTCCGCCTGCTGTCTGACCTGCTTTAAGTGAACTTTCCATTTTATTGCAAACGACCTCATAGCCCGGCATGTCGTGACCAATCTTGTTTCGGTTCACAAACAGAGTGGCAAGGTCTTTTTGCATACGGTCAGCCTGCCAGTAGCAGAAGCGAACCACTTCGATAGATTCGCCGTCACCACATGTACCCGGATACGTTACCGTTATGCCGGAACCATAATCTTCAAAGGTGTTACCGTTGAGCGCCTTAATTTTCTGGTAGTCAGTTTCTGTAAAATCATCAGACTGAGCGGCGTTAAGAGTTTTAAGCGCCCATGTTTCTGAGCCCGGTTGCATTACCAGACAACGACCGGCCAGCGCCGCATCAAGGAAGTTCTTTTCCCGTTTGGTGGACACGGCAAATGAGCCAGCCATATTTTTGTCATGAATATATTTGGTTATGCTGTCCGTCGCCCATGTTGGCGATGAATAGTCATCAATAAAAACTGCCATTTTATCAATCTGCGATTCAGTCCAGTCAGCAATTGCTTTCTGAATCGAAAGGTCGCGCGATGTGGTCATGGACATAAAGAACCTGTTGTACTGGTTCTTTATGGCGGCAATAGCCTGGCTAACTGCCGCCGACAGTACGACAGATGATTTGTGAACGACTTCTGCTCCTTCCAGATAAACAATGCGCCCATCTACAAGAAACTGACCTTCTGCGCCTGAATCGGCAACTATATCCGCTGTTGCACCGGTACTTCCTGACCACGCTGTGCCATTAAATTTAGCGTAGCGATATTCACTACCTTTGACATAGCCAATGGTGGCTTTTGTCGCCGCAGGAGCCCCGGCAACCGGGACACCAGTTAACCGAATCATTGTTTTACTGTAGGCTGCTGAAAAATCCCCTACAACGAGGGTATCAGGTGATGGACTTTGCGAAAAATACGCCTGAACCGCCAGCAGGTTATCACCACTCATGCCATCAGAAGCCGCATCATCAGCACTGGTGTAGACCCGGTACAGGTCATTAAAATTTTCTATTTTGGCGCTTTCATAGGTCGAATATTTCAAACCAAAAAACGCCGCTCCCGGCGCAAGGATAATCCCCACCCCGAATACGCCATATTGGGCGGCGGTTGTTTGCCGTCCAATTTTTACACTAAAAAGCCTGCTTAAATTCGCCATTTATGCACCCTTGATATGGAACGTTACTTCGTTCGCTTTCACCGTTGCGCTATCAATCCAGCGCTCTTTTTTGTAGTGCTGGAAAACAAATTGCAGGGATAATGTCACCTGCGACATTTGCTGATAAACGAGGTTATCAATTAGAGGTGAGCTATTCTCGAAATCGCCTGAGCGGTCAATCACGCAGTTGTTATCAAACTGCCAGAATTCCCCCTCAGTTGAATCGACCTCATAAAGAAAGTGTTCTAAAAATGCCTGAGCGTCGTCTGATGAGCGAATCACAATAATCTGTGCAGAGCAGTTATAGTGATATACCCGATAGTCACCGTCCCATGTTTTGGCGAACGGTTGCGACTCCCGCGTTGACGAAAGCAAATGAATCGCGGTGAATGGTTCTTCGGGCTCAGGTAGCTTTTGCTGCGCGTATACGGGGTTATCCCCCGTTAGTTCAATAAGTGCCTGTCGCACCCTGACCATTGCCAGATAAGGCGCACCGCTTAGTATTAGTGGTTTTGTCTGTGTATCCGAAACTTTTAGCGTCCCTGCCGGGAATTTGACCACATCTCCAGTATCAAGGCGGAAATCTGCCGGAATGGTAATGCTCTTACCATTGCTATCATCCAGCGTGACCGAAATAATGAAAGACGGGTTTCGTCCGTTATATGGTGTAAATAAAATATCTTTGATGTTTCCGCCTGGTGTGAAAGTTGCTTTTTCTTCCCGATAATCTGGATATTCAACTTCCCCCGAAACGGTCATTAATTTAACCGTATATACAGTCATTACCCCACCAGCGCTAATGCGTCCTTTTCTTTCATTCCAAATAAAAGGTATTCATAGTGGTTAATAATTCCGTTCTGCCATTCCTGACGCTGTACCACTTCATAATATTTGCCTGCACAATGCACGATAGCGCCGTTATGCTCTCCTTCCTCGGTTACTGCTAAATCGGCTTCCCCGATTGCCTCCATGTAATCCTGCGGTTTACGTAACGCAAGATAGATCCTGAATGAGCTACCGCCGTCTACTGGCTGCATACTGAGGAATGCTGTTTTCTGTTCTGAATATGCCTGACGAACCATGCCACCCACAATTTCAATGGGGAGTGGTTGCCAGTATTGGATTAATCGTCTCATGAAAAAGCCCTGTAATTGACTGTCTGGATGAGTACCCCGCTGTGTATCAGCGGTTTAGTGCTCCTTTTCCTGGAGATGGTGATATCTGAGTTAGGTTTGTATAGTGCGGAGTCAGCTATAGTCTTGCGGGTAATAGACACGGCTTTAGCGCCGATTCTGGCTATAGCTTGCTGAGGTGTCATTCTTCCAAGCGCTACGTCACGTAAAATATCTCTGTACTCGTTTGACCTCATCCAGTCGGCAATGCGGTCTGATGCAAATCTCATAAACGGACGTTCAGGTATTAATTCCCAGCCCATCGCGTTTTTAGTACCAAAGTTATTCCATGCCCCATAAAGCGCCACATCAACGCCGTTATTGGTTTTTCCCCGGTGAATACCAACAGTAAGTTTTACGCCTGCCAATCCCTTGATTCGCTGGCGTAAAACCCGGTCAAAACCCTTTGTATCTAACGTTGCACCGCCACGCATAGATCAAACTCCGAATTCATTTTTAAAAATCTGGAATATTCATCTGTGAAAGCGCACTTTAGCCATTTTTTCACTGTGTGCGCTCAGGCTGGCCAATCGCATTTATCAGGATAATATTCTGCTAATCGGCATGACCGACGAGAATACAACCACCAGACAATGAGCCTATAGCGTCTGAGAATTCCTCACCCCACGTTGTACCCTGCCATCCTGCTTTTTGCGCTGAGTCAGTAAAGGTCACAGAAACCTTACCTTCGCGTCTGCTTGCCACCCCGCGAACACTGGCGCTCAACCCTTCTACCGCTATCGGGGCCAGATTAGCGGCAACATACAACGCTTTCAGGCGCTCGATGTCATAACCGTAACCTGCTGCGGCTCGAAGGTCGTAGAGCCGCTCACATTGAGAAGAAAGGGCGCTAATAGCGCCCTCATCAAGTGATACCCCCGGTAGCAGAATGGCGAGCCAATCATTTACCGTCATGCTATGTCCTTATTCGTCGTCTGATGCAACTACGCCGTCATGCTCTTTATTGAGCTTTCTGGCTTCTGCGGCTGAAACTTGTTTCAGGCATCCTTCGTCAAGAAACTGTTTAACACCGCCGATTTGCAGCGTTGCCATATCAACTTCCACTGCCGCAAGTGGAGCAATGGAGATAGTGATAACAGTGCCTTCACTGTTTTTTGCCCCGATATGAATCGGCGCTTGAGTTGTGTTGGTCAGAAAAGCTTTTTCTTTTTCAGCCATGACTTACATCACCTTAGAGGATTTAGCAGCAGCCAGCGGCGCACGGACGATTACACCAGCGGAGCGCGACAGGCACGGAATAGACAGATCAAGCCCACTACGCTGAACAGGCAACTGACGGAACAGCACAGGAGTAGCCTGGGCGAAGTGGCGACGGTTGTTCGCCAGTGCGATACAAATACCGTCATCATCCAGATCGGAGTTTTTGCGGAAAGTCACTTCCGGGTAGGATGAGCGAAGGAATGACAGAACAGTGCCTAACGTCCCACTCAGACGAAGCCCCTGAATTCGCGCCCATGCCTTAGACGGCATATGAAATTCATTCACTTCGTAGATTTTTGTAGTGTTAACGGCTGCGATAATCGCTGAAACATCGTCGCAAATTTTATCACCGTCAGCAGTCGCCCATCCACCGGCTACCGCAACTCGCGGGATATTGGGATGCTCAATGAATCCAACAATCTGATATTCTTTGTTACCGCGCCATAACAGGTTAGAAACTGTGCGCTCATGCGCTTCGCGGGTATTCAGCGCCAGCATGTTATCAAGCGGCGTACCTGACATTGCCGCTGCCATAACGTCGCTATAGGTATATCCATAACCCAACCCAATATCGTACATAAGGGCGAAGTATTCCCGGCCTTTGGCACTCATCATTGGCATATCAGTACCAAATGCTGCCATGATTTTCGCCATACCCTCAGCCGAGTACATGCGATATCCCGCCCATTTTGCGCCCTCATTAATCCCCGGCTCCTGTTGGAACATGGTTAATGCAACGGGCGCTGGCATTTCTTCCATGTATACATCCTTCGACATGGAAATCAGGTCGCGGGCAAAAATTAGCCCTTGCTCGTCGGTGTTGACTCCCGGCATTGCGCCAGTTACCTGAGCTTCGGTAAAAAGCTGCGCCATCAACGCGGCCAGATATTTTTCATTCATATTTCGGAGGTTCCCTGTTAGCTAACAGTAATTACAGCGGTGTCAGTGAAACCACCGTCTTCGGTTCGTACCGTAATTGTTGCGGTCTGCCCGGTTGTAGTCCCTGCTTTAACAGTGACAAGGCCCGCAGCATCCACAGTTGCGACATTTGCATTACTGGTCTGATAAGTTACCGTTTTATTTGTCGCACCTGATGGCGTAATGGTTGGCGTCAGTTGCTGAGTACCACCAGCGGCTTTAGATGCGGTTTTTGGTGATACTGAAACACCAGTTACAGGCGTATCATGCGGAAAGCCCGTGCTCAGCAACTCACCATCAACAACCATCACAATTGCTGTACCGCCGCGCTGAGTGTTTGATTCGAAGCGAAAACGACTTTTATCGCCTGAACTGGCAACACCCCATTCCATATATCCGGTAGTGGTGTTACGGCCTTTTGGAATAGCCAAATCACCCACTTTAGGCGATTCGCCAGATTTGACAGCTACGCGAATAGGCCCGTTTTCAACGATACCAACCGGACAGTTGATAGTGACAACGCCGATACGCGTGTTACTGCCAAATCCCGGCATTGCAGGCATGTTTGAATGCGCCGCAACTGCAATACCAATTGCATCAGTAACATCACCACCGTCATGCAGCGCTACGCAGGTAGAATCGTTACCTGACGTGAGCCTGACGGCATCACCGGGCGCGACTTCACCACCAGCGCGGCGGGAAGTAACACGTGCAGAGGAACGGAAAGACGGCAGGACAGCTAAATCACCGGGCGAACCGGCGTCAAAATCACTTTTAATTGTGGTCTGCATTATTTTCCGCCCTCTTTTTTGCCAAACATCCGGGACTGGTAATCACTGTGCGCGTCACTTTTGATACCGTTTAACCCATCGTTGTTAATGCGCGGATCGCGCGGTTTCTGCTCAAATTTTTTACCACAAGAAACCAGCGCCATAGACAAAGCAACATCAACCTGTTCATCGCTCCAGCTATCCATATTTACTTCCGGGTTTGCCTTGCGAATGATGGCCTGTTTAACCAGATTAATATCGCCCAGACTATCGATATTGATGTTCAGACGCCTGGCTGTTTCTTTAAGCTGATGCTCCTGACGACCATCAGCAACGCCGCGCTCGTAGGCTTCGTTGCTGGCAGAGTCCATATTTACAAGGCGGTTATTTGCTTTAAGCAGTTCACCGCGAGCAGTACTAAGGTCACTGGTGAGCATTTTTTTATCCGCTTCCAGTTCTTCGATTTTTGCTAACGCCTCTTCTAATTCCATCGGTTCACCGTCCAGATTGAATGTTGCTGTCTTTACCCGTGGGTTACGTACAATGCTCAGGTGGTTGTAGTTAATCCCCTTTTGCACTGTGTCAAATTCCTGCCCGTCAGGTGCTCGCCCTGTTTGTTTGGGTTTATCGTCACACTGGTATCCAGCCGACGCCCCGCGTAAACTTTTATCCTGCTGAATCAGACGTATGGATCTCTCATCCTGAATCAGCGCACGGGCTATCAACTCATCACCCTGACGCATCACGGCAGTTACCACACCAGCAGCAACAGCCCGGTAATTTTTAGAAGTCACCAGACCGTTACGAGGATGTGACACCGTAACAGGCTTGCCGATTAAGGTATTCATAGAGTCCTGGTTAAACAATTCATCGGCTGAGCGGTACTCTTTCGCCGTGAATGCATCACCGCGTCTGCGGTCATAAACCAGTACGCCCGGACGGGCTACAGGGATATCAATCTGGAGATAACCTTCCGGGGTTATCTCCCATTGCTTTATGGCGTCAACGTTGACCTGTGTTTCTTGCAGCAATTTCTTTCTCCGCTTCTTCCACATCCGACGCAGAGAACAACCATTCAGGAAAACAGCGGCAACCATTAGGCTGGCCCGGATTCCCGTCGCGTGGCGGTCTGGTCGGCGTGTATGCCTTTCCTTCGCGCTCAACATGCTCTTTTCGCTCGCGTTCGTCTAACATGCCCCGCCAGCGGTATATGCTCATTCCGGCAATACGTGCATTGGCTTCTTCAAGGTTCCATGCCTGATTGCCAATCTCATTACGGGCAACATTACGGGCTCGCCTGAAAGGTATCTCCATCTCATCAGCCAGCTTGGTAGCGATGTAATCGACGCCGCGCCCCTCGCGTAACCCCTGCTGAACTACGTTAATCCCGCGCTGCAACGCTTCATCAGAAACATTCTCCATGCGCCCCATGCTTTCGGTTAACCAGTCTGAGGTTTGCTGCAATAGCTTCTTATCGCCGTCATAAATATCGACCGCTATCAGGTCTGCCATACTCTCATGTGGAATTTTTATCCCCGGCGCAAGGTCAACATTCGCGGCGGCTTTAATGATGAGTCTGAAATCATCAAGTGCAGAATCCACAAGCTGTGTTGAGGTCGTATTCATTGCTGGCAGTGACGGGATAACGCTGGATGTACGTAGCGACTCAGATAACCTTGCTACCTGTTCGGAGACTGCCCCCGCTGTATCTGGTGTGGCTGGCAATCCTTTTTTCAGGTCAATAAGGCTCACACCATCAACGCGGAAGCGCTGGTAATAGTTTTGCCAGTATTCATCGGTAAAACCAAAACGCCCATTAACAATAGCGCTTTGAACTTCATCGGCAGCGCGATTGATGACGCGAATATAAGTATCAGGCTTAGTGTTTGTTACCCTGCCGAAATCTTTAGCCAGGCTTATTCCTGCCTGCCGCCTGACTTCACTGACGACATACGCCGGAACCGCGCCAAACTCACCATCTTTGAGCAGTGCCGGAATAGCTTTAAGAAAAATGGAAGTATCAGGTAATAACTCCTTAGCTACAGACTGTATTAGTCTTTCCTGCTGCTCTCTCGTCATGCGGGAATAGTTTTTCCCTGCGCGTTGCTTTATGTAAGCGCGCACTTTTTTAACCGTTGCAACGGCAAGGAAATCCCCCAGCACATCATCGACGGACACATCTTTACCATCAGCCGCATCAGTATTGAGGATTGCACCTGATTTACCGATTGCCCTGTAGGTTTTTAAACAGGCATCGCGAACCCATTTACAAAAAAGCCGGGCGTTATCACCCAGCTTTTGTGCGTAAACCAGTTCTATAGCCAGTGGATAACCGGCGTCATAACGTGGTTCACTCTTCGGCATTACTGGTATCCTCGCTGGCATTATTGGCGCGATTCTGTTTTACATTTCCGTTGTTCTGGCCTGCGTTATCGTCATTCTGGTCATCAATGGTGCCAGTTGCTGGAGCTTTTTCTGTCAGTAGCGTCACGGCGGCAGTTTCTTTTGCTGTTGCCCTGGCTTCTTCGCTGGTGATAGCTCTAATGCCGTAATAAATCTGTGCTGTTTCAGCTACTTTCTTGTCCCGTTCAACTTCACGGTCTATTTGCCCCTGAGACTTGTTAGGCACAAAGTCAGCCTTAACTCCCAGATAACGCAAAGCCAGCTTTTTCAGTGCCGGAATAATGTCATTGGTAGTGATGTGAGATACAAGGTTTTGCCACTGTGCATCGGCGCTGGTATCGCTGTTAGATAAGCCTGACCTCCGCTCAGCCAGCATTGATACGGGGAATCCCGTTTCTGCACACACCAGCTTAATAGCCATATCAACAAGGTCGGCTGTACCCGTCATGGTGGACTGCAAACGCGTTATATCTTCATCTTTATCTATTGCCACCATGTCATTTAAATGCCTGGTAGCCGCGATACCAGCCAGACGACGCGCCGCCATAGCTTCACCTTTTGCTGACTTTAAATCTTCTGCAAGTTCATCTTTTTTATAAATATCCTGCACGGACAGGGACAGAATACTAATGATTAACTCATGAGACAGGCCAAGACGCTGTAATGCTGCATAAGGCTTGCAAAGTACTGGCTCACCAAACTCGATACCAGCACAACCATACAGCGGCTGATATTCTGGATCGCCAAACAGTAGTGAATCCTCCTGCTCAATGAATACTTCTCCCCCAATCGGGCTTTTAAGCTGAATACGCCATCCTTCCGGCAAACCGAAAAGCGGATCGTTATAATCAGAAAACCAGTCATTTGATGGGGTAATCCAGTTTGCGCCGTGGCTTCTCACCCAGTCATCCCCCATGACCAGCACAGACCATCCCTGATGCCGTTTAAGCACTGTGGCGCGTTCCACTCCCTGCCAGATGCGCATTTCATCGAATAATTGCTTAATTTTTACATCGTCTTCAGGATTGTCAGTGATGATATCGAATCCATTAAGCATCGCGGCTGCAACCGGTTCACTGATAATGCGCCAGCCAATCCCGGACGTTTCACCAGCAAGCGCCGCCACCAGCGGTATTTTTCCCTCTGCGGCTCTGGCCTTCATTCGGTTTGCCGTTGGTGAACCCATTCCGGCAGCACCTTTAGCACCATGCGCCACGCTTTCCATCATGCTTACGTAGCTGTCAATATTGTAACTGGCAGGCTGTAAGCCCTCTTTTGTTAAAATTCCCTCAGTGGGAATTAAGCTGGTTTTTCTCGTCATTCAATAATTCCTGATTTCATGCGTACCAGATGGGGGAATATGGCGTCAGCGTAGTCAGTGGACACGCCAAGCCGTTTTTTAACTTTCTTCTTCGCTTCAATAAGAATTTTGTCGTCTGGCGTGGTTTCCCACATCACGCCAGTCGAATCAGACAAAATGCGGTCAAGATATCGGCGTGGTATTTGGTCTGAAATAGCAAATAATCCGTCTGGAGGCACAATACCTGTTTCCATCCAGCGAACCGTGTCATTAACCGCGTCGCGGTATGCCCACCATGCTTGCGCACGCAGGTTATGGAATTCTTCTTCGTTCTTACGACCGCCGCGATACCGCGATTTTTTGCGTAACACTTCACCCTGTGCAACAAACTTTCTGAATTCGATATTTGAATCTTCATGCTTGTTCAGTTCACCCCTGACGCCGGAACCAACGCCCACGGAATCATAAATAAGGACGGAACAACTCTCTTCTTCTGCCAGTTTCAGCGCCTGCACTGCCAGTTGTACCGGGTCGCGTGCCTGTAACCGTTCCATACGGTACAAAAAACGCCCGTCAAAAAACGACAACACAGAATCGTCATCACCCTCATCTGCAACATCCAGAACGGCTGTCTTAATTCCTGTTCGACAGGCCCGTGCTAATTTCGAGTCTGGTGCAACAACAAGCCTTTCCAGATTGCCGCGATTAACTACGGCCCCCGGTAAATCACTGACCGGAACACCATTCCATATATTGTCGTATCTGTCCGGGTAGTGCCTGAGTGTATAGATTCGCTCTTTGTTCAGTGTTTCATTGAAATATGGGTTGTGATACCAGTTGACCTCTTCTACAAACCAGTCATCCTCCGCATTAAGTACGAAACGAACATAGGTTTCATCCCAAGCGAAAGCCGGGTTGAAGGTAATCCATAGTTCAGCACCTTCGCGCCTCAGTGTCGGCGCCAGTGTTTCCCATGCTTCGGCTGTTATGGCGTGGGCTTCTTCTACCCAGCAAATGTCCACACCTTCAATAGACTTGATACTGTCCAGATTCGACTGGAACCCTAAAAAGCGAAATTCAGCGCCGGATTTAGCCTTTATGCTGTTATTCGTGATGGTGAATTCAGACTCATACCCAAGACGCCGTATCGTGTCGCTCAACAACTTGTGTGATGAGGCATCTATTGATTTTTGTACTCTGCGTAAACACAAAACCCGCAGGTCATACCTCACAGTCATCTGAATGAGTGCTTCAGCAATTCTCCATGACTTACTTGAACCGCGTCCACCACGAAGGCATTTGACACGATGTGGTTTTGTCGTGAGCGTCCGCATTACGCGCCGCCACTCTGACATTTTCTTTTTTTCAGAAAGCCAGTAGCTTTTACGCTCTAAATCCCTTTGTGGAGCTAATTCAATCGCTGTCATCGCCGTTAATGTCCCGATAGATTTCGGTCAGCGTTTCACGTGCAATGCGTTTACCTTCATCTGTAATTGGTTTACTTACATCCACCCCGGCGAGAGTCAGTATTCGCGCTGCAAGATGTGATTTGTCCAACCCTTCAACCTGCCATCCATGCTTTGTCTTTTTGATATTCTTCACGGCGCGAGTGTCTATCGCAGCCAGGCGGCTACGAAACACTTCGGGTTCCAGTCGTAATTTTTCCAGGGCCAAAAGTTCAAGCATGACCTCTGCAGCATCCGGCGCACGGAAACGCCCTGATAAATCAATAAGTGCCTCCTGACGCCCGACCACATCAGCCGCAATAATATGTTTTTTGTAAATGCTGACGGCCTGCTGGATTTCTTCATTTTTGAGTAGCTTTTCAGCCTGAAAATCGTCATTAAATCCCTTGTACTCCCGGTTACGTGACTTCGCATAGCTGAAACCCGGCGCTTCTTTCGCTTCTGCCACCAGCTTTGCAAACGTATCGTCACGCCTGTTGATTTTTATTGTCACAATACCCCCCTTGTGAGGCTTGCAGCGTAGCGGGGAACGGAGAGGATCAAAAACAGCATGACCGCTGACATGTAGTACAAATAAAAAAGCCACTCCGGGGGTGGAGTGGCAAAACGTCACAAAAACAATGAGTAAATGTAAATAATCACAGTTGCTTAAACAGGCAATGGGCTACCTGTCCCTGGCTGATGCCATTATGGATTATTGGTAATCGTGGACAAAGAAATGTACGAGAGGTAACAGTGGATAAAGAAAAGCCGCCCCATAAAGGAGCGGCGTTTAAAGGTGCTCAGGCTATGCTTCGCAGTCGGAAAGGCGGGGTATTACCCCGCCCTGATTTAGCGACTCTCCTTAGCTTCGTAGGCAAACTTTGCCGCTACCTGCACACCTCCCTGTCCTATTGACGCTTCACAAAGCGTCCGGTTTAGGGCGGTGTACGCCAGTAACGCCGCGATATAAATCGCGATGAACAAAAAAACTCCTTTGTAAAACAAAGTTGCCTCCTTAGCTGTGGGGAGGCTATAATCTGATTGCGAGTCAAGATTAGGAGCCTCATTGGTTAATTGAAAAATTACCTTTGGGGCTTTCTTCTATCTGCCGCACGGTAACATGAGACAGATAGCCTCAAGCACCGGGCAGGATTATAGCAGCGTTTACAGGTAATTACAGATGAAAGTTATCGGTGTACCGTTCAGCGAAGTAAAAGCCAAAGCCCTTAACACTCCAGAATCTCTCGCCGCGTATAAAAAGGCCAAACAGGAAGAATGCAGCAATGGTGCCGACTTCCACTCAGAGAGCAAAAAAGATTTAACTGTGTGCAAACGAAAATAGCCTCTTGCCTCTTATTTGTAGTTGCTTTAAGATCTACATCAGGTGCTCAAAACACCCATGCAAAGCGGTAAATCACCCCGTCAGTGTGATTTTTTTGTACCCTCATTTTATGCTCTGGTAGCTTCATGCTACATGAGTACTGAATTATGGGGTGGAGTGCGACGAATAGCGCAGGCGTGAACCTTGCGTAATAAGTCCGCCGACTTTGCACGGTTTTGAGCTCCACCCCGCCCATCTCAAAAGTGGGTTCTCAGTCTCATGCAAAGGAGCAACAACTATGAGTACCTTACTCACCATCCCCGACGCAGCCGAACTGCTGGCGCACACCCTCACCGCCCTTAAAGCTGCTGGTTATGCCAGTGCAGCAATGATTCCCGTTCATAAAAACACCTCAGATGAGGTCGAAAAAACAGAAGCACAAACCACCACCGCGCCAGAAGTCTATGTAGCCCCCGGCAAACAGTACGCCAATGCACAGGAAGCGCTGGCGCATATGGTGCGCGAACTGAAAAACCCGGAACGCGACAATTATAACGAAACGCTGGACTTTACCTTTGCATCACTGGCGCAACTGCTGGACATATTGCGGGAGCCGATTTATCAACATGGTCTGATGCTCAAACAGGAGTTTCAGAAAGGCGATGAATTGCCTTTGGATATGGTGACAACGTTTATCCATATCCCAACCGGTACAGAAGTTTCTTTCCGTCTCCCCGCCTACATCAAAGAAGATAAACGCCTGGATGAATGCCAGCGTGTGGGCGCGTCTTTCACCTATTTTCGCCGTTATGGTCTGCGTCAGGCGCTGGATATTACTGACGGCGATGACGATATTGACCAGGCTGACGCAAAACGCGAGCGCCGGAAAGCACGCGCCCTGAACAGTAGCCGTAAATGGAAGCCTTCCACCAGCACCAGGACAAAACCTGAATCCATTCTCAATGTACTGGTTGCATCAGGTGAGTTTTCTGGTAGTGCCACCATCGCACAGGCTAAATCACGTAACCCGTTTCTGCGTACACCGTCTGAACTGGCTGAGGATTTTATCAGCGGTGCAGATCGCATTATGGATGATGAAGGCATGGCGCGTGATACCGTCGCCCGTTTTGGCCTGACTGATACATTCTGGCAGGATTTCTACAGCGGCTATCGCGTTGATGGTGATGAGCTGATAGATAACAGAACCGGTAAGCATGTAACGGCTGATGTGGCAATGGCGATTGCCGAATCCGTTACGTCATGGGCTGTATCTGCTGCTGACGCTAACAGCATTGTTGATTCCCGCGATGCGGTCAGTACGGTTACAGCATCTGCTTTTGTACCGGACAAACGACCAACAACGCCGGAAGAAGAGGCCTTTATCTCTGCTGTTGAAGCTGGTCATGATGATGAGATAGCGGAAATCGCCGAGCGCCTGATTGGTGCTGACATTGCTATGGGGCTGGATATCAAGGCAGAACGTAATGACACGCGTTACGCTCGCCGCAACTGGCTCAATGCCTGTAAGGTGTTTTATTCCAATGCACTGCTCTCCGGCAATGTGAATTTTGATGCACTCCCTTCCCTGTCTGCCCGGTCTGATAAACATATTGATACGCTAAATGAAATGCAGCAAAAAGCAGATATTGCGCGTGAAATTGCCGCAGGGAACAGCGATACAGATATCAAACTGCAACAACTTCATGAAATTGCAAAACGCTGTGACCCTCACACAGCCAGCTATATAGATACACTTATCCTGCATGTTGAATGTGACGGACTATGCACTGAATTACCCGTATATATCCCTGAATCAGATTTGCCGTACTGATATGCGGGGTGTTCAACATGAAAACCGCAGAAGAAAAGTTACAACGTAACTTTGAAAGGCAGCGCATATACCAACAACGCGCCATAGAGCGCCAGCGGGAAAAACAGGCCAATCCTGAGTGGCGTCAGGCTCAGTATGATAAACAGCGGGAACGGCAATCCCGCTACATTGAACGGGCAAAAAACAAACCGTTTAAGCGTGGATTAAAAGGCCGGACTCCCCGCGCTGCTGAACGGTCATTGATGGATAAAATCGGGGCTTTACCCTGCATCGCGTGCTATGTGCATGGTGTAATTAATGAGGTTGTCAGTCTGCACCATATCAACGGGCGAACGATTACCGGCGCTCATGCTTTTGTGCTGCCGCTGTGCAATCACCATCATCAATATGCAGCGCCGCCAGCAATACGCGCTATTTATCCCTGGCTTGTTCCTGTTCATGCTGATGGTAATTATGGAGGCAGAACAACATTTGAAGCTTTCAACGGCACTCAGGAGCATTTATACAATCTTTGCCTTGAAATGATAGCCTGAATATCTGAAATCGCCGCCTGTACTCATCTGGCGGCGTTACCGCTCTTCCCTTTGCTGTACCCCTTCCCTCTCATGTCTTTTAATCACCCTGACACGATTAAAAGAGGTTTTTATGTCAGAAAATAACTACGGAGCCCTGATGCTCAAGTCCGCACTTGATATCAGTGTGGATGTAACCAAAATCACGTCACCCGGCATTTATCCCGTAATTCATGGTAATACCAGCGTACCTGATGCAAGTTCAGGCTTACTGAAAGTTTCCCTTACTCCATCCAAACCACAGATTACCTTTCAAAAGGAAAATTCCAGCGTTATCTATTCCTTTGTTAACGGGAATTGGGAAAAGCCAACGGCGACCGATGTTGATGCTTTGGCTAAGTCGCAGAACGGCGGCGACATTCCGGACAAAAAACAATTTGCGAGAACTATCGGCGCGGTAACATCGACTACCATTACACTTGGTGAATCAGGCTGGTTCAAAATCGCCACGGTTGTAATGCCGCAGGCTACATCAACTGCGGTGATTAAACTGTACGGTGGGGCGGGGTTTAACGCTGGTTCACCTGAACAGGCGGCAATCAGCGAACTGGTATTGCGTGCCGGTAATGGCTCACCTGTTGGAATAACCGCCACATTGTGGAGACGTTCACCTGCTGCTGCTAACGAGGTCGCATGGGTTAATACATCAGGCGACACCTACGATATTTATATTAATATCGGCCAGTATGCGTAC